ATAAAAAGTAAACCATTTTTTGCTGGTGTAAAAACTTTATCTATTTCGCCAGAAGTTAAATACCAATGTGCAAAATGAGATAAGGCATCTTCTTTTGGATCAATCATTTTTTCTTACGATCAAGTACGGATTTCGTAACCTTACTTCCAAAGCTGGCAGTAAATACAATAATTACCAAGTACCATACGCTGTCTGGCAAGTCGTTTATTATAGATACCCACTCTCTAAAGTTCTCTCTAGTAGATGGGAACCAACCTGTACTAAGCATACCAATAAGCCAAAACATTAACACCTCATCTTTAATCGAGTTATCCTGGCTTTTGATACGAGCTAAATCTGTATCCTTTGCAGCTTCTATTTCGGCAGCTCTAACTGTTTTAACTTTCTCAGCTCTATGCTTTAGATATTCAGAGCCTTTATTTAAAACTATTTTTGTTAATGGGTTTTTTAAAATACTTAAAAACTGTATCATGTGCAGCTCCTCATAAGCTCAGCTAGATCTTCACATCTTGCAGTTGTTTGCTTATGCCAGTTGCTATCAATCATTTCATCAGCTGCAGCATTGTAATCTCCAGCCTCGATACCTTCCCACATTCTCTTAAATTTCATTACTCTTGGTTTACCCAGTTGGAAACACATTTCACAAACAATACCTTTAACTGTTTCTGGTACGTCTAACCCTTCAAGTAATTCTTCTGCAGATGTAAGAGCAATTTTGAAATCACTTTCAAAGACAGCATCAAGCTCTTCTTTAGAATACTCAACACCCTCAACAAAGTTATCGGTATCCAATACGAGATGACCATAACCGATTGTAGCAAAACCAAGGCTATCGGAATACACAGTACGCCTAAACCCTTCATGCTGCTTAATTCTTTCTTTAATATCTTCCATAAAATCCTATAGCTTCTTCGGATCAAAATTAAGTATTTTGACACCTAGTCTCTGTTGTTCAGCAGTTCGACCACGGCTAATCTTCCAACCATTAGCTCTGTAGTTTTGTGTTTTAACATCATAAGCAACGTACTCCCCTGTCTTTACGTTAAGCGTTAAAATATCGATTGGTCCAGTACCTCCAGCTGGTACAAAAACTATGAGATCTGGATCCTTAGCAAACTGAGATGCTGCTAATAATTCGTTGGATAAACCTACAGATGCGGTTATCCTACTTCGTGAAGTAGTAGAAGATCGAGCCAAGTAAACCACCTAATAATATAATTATAGCGGCAGCTCCTTTTCCTCTATTCATGTCAGCTTTTAAACTTTTAATATCTGATTTCATTTCATCAATATGTTTAAATAAAGTTTTCATACGCTCAGCGCAAACTTTTTCATGGTAAGATATTCTTATACCATTGTGATCTTCAACATTTGAATTAGATGCTTTTCTTTTTTTACGCATCTTCTCTCTCCACTTCGTTGCAAAAATAACTAACGTATAATTTTTCTTTGTTAAATTTTTCTAAATAATTATTAGTTACTTCAATAGTTGCGACCGCACCTGCTTTCGTGCAATCTGTCCAGGCTTTAAACTCTACTGGAGATACAGCTGTATTGTTACACATCCCTGTTATCGCTGAACAGATAGTGTAAGCTAATACAAATTTCATTATAAACCTGTAGCGACTTCGCTAAATTCTTTTGGTGTAAGTTTTTTTCTAGGCATTAATCATTAAGACTTTGGATTATCAGCTTTAACTTGTGCTATAGCATCTTTCCAAGTAGTCGTACCATTAACTGCATCATGGTATTGCATATCTAATTGTTCTTGAATTGATGGATATGCCATTTGTCTTGGTACAATGTGTGCATCTCTAGTTTCTATTTCAGAAACTTTTGTTTCAATATCAGCGACACTTATAGGTGTTGTTCCATTAACCCATTCAATAGAATTAATATCATTACTTATAGTAAATTCTGCGTTTGGATTTATTTCTTTAATAGCTTTTATTATATTATTCATTATAGAATACCCCCATCAATTTCCATTGCTAAAATTTGAGTTGCGTGTTGAATATCAGATGTATTACCAGGCGACCTACCTGACCTACCAACAATAGCTGTATTAGAACCATTATTCCAAGCCTGTAATTTATAAGTACATTGCGAAGTTGTTGCAGGACTATCAATTATTTGTAGATTTAAAGGTATTGAACCAACATGACCATAGGAAGTATTAGCCTCTATTTCTGCGTGTGCATGTACATAAGTATCTGAACTGTTACTTTCATTAAGTTGAGTTGTTGTTCCACCAATTACTCTAACAATTTTTAAATATAATAAACCACCTGATTGTGCGTCTGCTGATAAGTTTGCATTACACATAACTAAAACTTTATTTGATGTTGATGATGGTGTGATATTTACACTTAATCCAGTTACATCAACTGGTGAACTTGAAGAAGTACCAAATCCATCTAATTTTGTTGTACTTTTTAGTTGGACAATCCCACCACTACTTGCATCAGCAAATTCTAATGCTGTTGCACCAGAGTTTACTTGTAAAACTTGAGATGCTGTTCCAAGTGAAGTTACTCCAGTACCACCTTTAGCTACTGGAATTGTAGGTAAATTTGCTTCTGGTATGTTTGGTAAACTACCTGTTCCTAATGTTCCTGTGACTTTTGCTGTAGATAAATCTACTGCATTGTCAGGAAGTGTTATACTACCACTAGACAAATCTAAAGTTTGACCTGATGGTAGCGATATTGTAGACGCTGTTGAACCTTCAATTTGGTCTACTTTGATTTTACTAGCCATAGTTTTTTCTCCTTATATTTATGATTAGATTATGTTTAATTGTCCTGTGCCAGATATTGTCCAAGTGACATTATCGGCAACTGTTATATCCCCATAGAGGAAATAATTTTTATTACTTTCTAAAGTTAATGTGGCATCACTAGAAACTGTGTTATAGTTTTTGTAAGCGTCATCTGAACTTGTGACTTCGCCACCTGCTACACCAAAAACTAATTCTGTACCTGCATCATTTACTACTACAGCTTTTCCTGCATTATTGGCTATATCTCCAACAATGTCAGCTATATCTCTAGCTTTTGTCATATTAAGTATTCTCCTACGATTTTAAGATTTTAATTATTCTGGTGTATAACCAGTTAATGCAGTTGCTTCAGCTTGTGAAAGTCCCAAGTCTAATAGTTTTTGATTGCCAGATGCTTGAGCAGTTTCTTTTGCTGTTTGTGCTTCTACTTTAGCAGTTGCTTCAGCATTATCTTTTTCTATTATTTTAGCAACATTTTCTGACCATTCTGCTTCTTCTTGAGAAGTCATTAGTCTTGTTTCGTTGCCGATTGTTATATTTTTATCACTCATAATTTATTTTCTCCTATTAATTTTTAATTCCATAAACAGTAATTACTGAATTAGCACCAATACCATTTGACTGTGTTGAAAAGAAACGCAAACCTCTAACTTGCATAGAGTTGCTATTATAATAACCACTCATATAGTTAGTCATAAATCTTTGGTCAGTATTAGCAAGATAATGTCCAATACCATAAAATGATTTATAACCACTACCAAGACCAGATGTTGCATATGGTTTATAGAAATATAATGTTCCACTATAATTTATAGATAAATCTGTTCCATGATTTCCCCAAGTAGAACCTGCACCAGTTAATCTAAAATGGTCTTCATCCCATCTTCTCATTCCTTGAGCATTGTTAGATGAAGCATTTGTAGTTTCTCCACCACCAGTAAAACTTCTATAAAGATTTCCTGCAATTTGACTTCCAGAATTATCTAAATATCTAAACTGTAATTCGTGATTATTATCTCCAGTTCTTGCATTTATTTGAACTTGATATTGGTCGTAAGTATTAGAAAATATATTATCTAAATCCCAAGTTGTAGTTGCTGAAGCTCCTAAATCAAAAGTTTGGATTTTTACAAAGTCACTTGATACTGTTCCCCAACTAGGATTTGCACCAGTACCACCAGTTTGCAATACTTGACCACTTGTTCCAGCACCAAGTCTTTGAAGACCAGAACCATCACGATAAACAATATCGCCTTGTGTAGTTAAAGTTGTTCCTAAATCTGTTCCATCAGTACCATTTGTTCCATCAGTACCTTTTTGAGACATTTGTTCAAAGTACGCTGTATCAGTTGGAAGGT